TGGAGGCGATGGCATCACCGCCGGTGTGCTGGACCTGCTCGATCAGGTACTCGTGGCCCTTCTGGGCGAAGCGGCGGCGCTCCTCAGTGTCCAGGTACACGTAGTTGGCCCACACCTCGAAGGTGGGGGTGGTGCCGAAGTAGCTCTGGATGTAGTTGCTCAGGTCAAAGTCCAGGCGGACCTCGTGGTACTGCAGGGCAATCAGGGGCAGGTACAGGCCGGGGTTGCGGTTGAAGAAGAACAGCAGGGGCAGGTACACGTAGGTCTTGTTGGTGGCCACGTCAGCCAGGGTCTGGGGAGACGACGTCAGCTTGCCGTAGTTGATCTTGTCCGACTCGCCCAGGAACACCTCGGCGTACAGGCGGAACCAGGTCTGGTAGTGCTTGTCGATGCGCTGGCCACCGATCGTCAGCTCAACGGCCGCAATCGCGCGCTCAGCCACCCAGCACATGTCGAAGCCGGCGCTGTTGTTGGACGTCAGCAGCTGCGTGGTGGCGGCGCCGGTCGTCAGCAGAGCCACGTACATGTTGCCGACCAGATCGCCGTTGCGGGCAATAGTCACGGACACGCGGCCAGAGTTGGTGGCAGTGCCGTTCACCGTCTGCTGGATGTTCTCCATCGCAAAGTTGGTGTGGCGCTTGTACACCGCCTGGAAGAAGGTAACCTTGGGCTGCCCAGTCAGGTAAACATCCTGAGCGCCATAAGCAACCAATTGCATCAAACCGCCGGCCATTTGTACTAGTACCCAAGAAAAAAATTCCAGATGCAATCAGCGCGCATCTAGTTAGAGAAAGCCAGACCACCCAGACCCGACGCGATCCGGAGCACGTTGTAGTTGACCGCGAACATCCGCTGGAGCAGGTTCGAGGGCATACCCGTCTTGAGGCTCACGGCAACCTGGGCCATGTCGATGCGGCTGAAGTTGCACGCACCGCTGGGCTGATGATCCTCGGGCTTGATGGCGAACGAGTACACGTAGATGCCTGGGCTTGGCGAGCCATGGTGATGCGTGTAAGGCTGATACTGGTTGAAGTACTTACCGAGCTGCTCTGCCGCACGCTCCGTGCCGTTGAGCAGGAACTTGAGCTTGTGCAGAGGGCCCACCTCGTAACCGAAGGTGACGTTAGTAGATACATTGGGCAGGCCGCTCTCGACCATGAACACGTTGCCTGAGAGTACGTTGGCTTGGAGTGCGATGCTGGAACCGATAAGGATGGTCGCTCCCGAAATGACGGAGCCCGTGGTGGCCGACACAAACAGGTTGGACGAGAATGGAAGCGGCACGGACAGGAAGGGCGCCCCGACCGTGTTGAGGTCGAATGGCGTCAGGGAGCCCGCCAGCTTGGAGGGATCGCACGTCACGTTGACGTTCGACACGCCCGACGAGAAGTTCCACATGGCGTTGCGGTTGGTCAGGGGCGCTGGGTCCTGGTAGCACCAGATCAGTTCCTTGACTGGGTGGTTGTACTGCATACGCACGATGGCTGGAGAGTTCTCGCTCGAGCCGGTGACAGGGTCACCACCCACGTGCTGGACCTGCTCAATCAGGTACTCGTGGTTGTTCTTGGAGAAACGTCCACGCTCCTGCTCCTCGAGGTACACGTAGTTAGCCCAAACATCGATGGGGTTGGTGCCAAAATAGCTACTGTAGTAATTAGTAAACGAGAAATCAAGACGGACCTCGTGATACTGCAGAGCAATCAGGGGGAGATACAGGCCTGGATTGCGGTTGAAGAAGAACATCAGGGGCAGGTACACCTTGCCCACACTGGTGACGCCAACATTGTTCGCCACGGGCATGGATGTCATACGGCCATAGGCCGTCCGCTTGGTGTCGTCCAGGAATACCTCGGCATAAAGACGGAACCACAACTGGTAGTGCTTGTCGATCAGCTGACCACCGATGTAGAGCTCGATCGAGTTGAACGCACGCTCGGCCACCCAGCACATGTCGGCAACATTGTTGTTGGACGTCAGCTGGGCCGCCGAAGACACGGTGGGGGTCAGGGCAACGAACATGTCACCGACCAGGTCACCGCTACGGGACAGGGTCACCGAGACCAGACCACCGTTGCCACCAGCGCCCTGGACGGTCTGCTGGACGGTCTCCATGGCGAAGTTGGTGTGACGCTTGTAGGCGGCTTGGAAAAAGGTTACTTTGGGAGTACCCGACAGATACACGTCCTGGGCGCCAAACGCCACGAGTTGCATGAGAGCGCCACCGGGCATTTTAATATACAGTGCGAAAAAGTTCCAGCTCGAAAATCTCCAACGCTAGTACAAATGGCCTCACGTAACCGCACCCCTATGCCCCCACCCCCCGAGGACGAGGAGCTCGACATGGGCGAAGACGAGGAGATGGATGAGGAGATGGATGAAGGCATGGATATGTTCGAGGCGCTCGGGTCCCTGCTCGCTACTGAGGATGGCGAGACCATCGCTGAGATTCAGAAGCGTCAGGCTGACGCCACCGAGAAGATTGCCCTGAACATGGAGATGCAGAACAAGATCCTGGTGAAGATTCTTAGCGCCATCACGAAGATGGCGGCCGCCGCGCCAGAGCCACAGTACATCGCTGCTCCCGCTTAAAAAAGTCGCTGCCCTCTTTAGTAATGGCAAGCAAGGCATCCACACAGAAAAAGGCTCAGCAGGACGCTAGTGCCTACCAGAAGGAAATCAACTCGTGGACGCCCCAAGATCTCGCCGCCAAGCTCACCGAGTGCGAGCGCAATTTGCACTTGGATTTGAACAAGGATGACAAGCGACAGGAAATTTTCAAACTACTCGCGGCCAAGTGGCTCCCAGCCAGCTCAGGGCGGGACGCCAACGGCCTTCCTGTTGATATCGACAAAGAGGACCTCGAGCGCATGCTTGTGAACAAGCGCCGAATTATCGATATCTGCGGATATATGCTCGCGCAAGCCAGCCTTCTTGAAATTTCCAAGACTGAGACGACCGACATCAACGGTGACCCCATGAGCTTCGAGCGCCGCATCAAGCGGTTCAAGGAGTGCTACAAGAAGATTGTCAAGAAGTTTATTGAAAATGATGAAGAACACAAAATGTTCAACCAGCCTTTGGCTGAGAATTACGATGTTGATTTCGACATTGGTGAGGCTGCGAGCCCTTACCAGACCCTCTTGATTTACCTACTACGCAAGGCGTACGAGCACGGGTTTCGTCGGTACCGCGACCAGTGCTGCAAGGAGATTCGCAACACTCGCGCCTGGAAGCAGATCAAGGAGGTCAAGGATTTCGTCTACGACGAGACCCAGAAGGAGGACAATGCAGAGATGTGGATGAACCTGACGAATCGTGGCGGAATGGCCATGGACGTCATCCGTCACTTGACCAACTGCAAGGATATTCAATTTGCCGAGATTAAGAAGGATCGTCACGTTTGGTCATTTGCGAACGGCCTCCTGGACGCTCGACCAATGCTCGAGAATCGCGACGAGACGGGTCGGCGCAAGTTTACGTTTTACAATTACACGAGCCCACAGTTTGCAGATCTTGATCCGCTCCTGGTCAGCTGCAAGTATTTTGATCAACAATTCAACCCATATGACGAGATGGAGGATTGGTACGAGATCCCGACGCCCTTCATGCAGTCTGTGCTTTCGTACCAGAAATTCGATGATGACGTCTGCAAGTGGATCTACGTCTTCATGGGTCGTCTGTGCTTCGACGTGAATGAGCTGGACGGCTGGCAGGTGATCCCCTTCCTCAAGGGTATAGCGCGCTCGGGCAAGTCGACGTTGATCACAAAGGTGGCCCGCAAGTTTTACGAGTGCGAGGACGTCTCGACCCTAAGCAACAACATCGAGAAGAAGTTTGGCCTCTCGAGCATCTACAAGGGCTTCATGTTCATCAGTCCCGAGATTAAGGGTGATCTGCAGCTCGAGCAGGCTGAGTTCCAGTCTTTGGTTTCTGGTGAGGATGTAAGCATCGCGCGCAAGAATGAGACGGCCCTGAGCTTCCAGTGGAAGACGCCTGGAATCCTAGGAGGAAATGAGGTTCCAAACTGGAAGGACAACTCCGGGTCGATCCTGCGCCGTCTGGCCACCGTCAATTTTGGTCGCCAAATTGCGGAGAATGTGGCCGATCCGCACCTGGATGACAAGCTGGACGCCGAGCTGCCCGCGATTCTGTGTAAGTGCCTGCGGGCCTATCTCGACTATGCGCACAAGTTTGCAGACAAGGACATCTGGAACGTTCTGCCCAAGTACTTCAAGCAGGTCCAAAACCAGGTGGCCACCGTGACCAACTCGCTCCAGCACTTCTTGTGCAGTGAGAAGTTTCAGTTCGCGGCCGCCATGTTCGTACCCCAAAAGATCTTCGTCGAGCGGTTCAATCAGCACTGCCGCGAGAACAACCTGGGCACGTTCCGTTTCAACCAGGACTTTTACGCGGGCCCTTTCAGTTCGCGCGAGCTCGAGGTCCGCGTCGATTCGCGCCTGTATAACGGCCAACCCTTCTCGACGCAGCCATTCATTTTTGGCCTCGATTTCAAACAGGACCAAAATTAAAATGTGAAGAATTAATAGAATGCCGGGGACCACCCCCAGAACCGCGGCCGCCCAGAAGATTCAGCAAATCTTCCGGAGGAAACGCGTTTTTACGAATGTCCAATTGGGGTTCAGCCTATCCAAGTCGGCCATCACAGCCAAGATTGTCACGTTCAAGCTGCCTACGAATTTCCGCGCAGTATTCGAGTCGGCTCCCAAGGGCTTCACCGATATTACCGGTTACAAGGGTGATTTCAAGAAGCCCGTGGTGCGGTGGGTGGCGGGTCGTGGATGGATCGGCGATGCCGAGGGCGTCAAGAAGATTGTGGCCAAAAAGGGACAGCAGACGGTCGTCCTCACCGACACGCATTTCGACGTCATGGGCCTCGGGAACTACGAGGCGGCCCTCTTGGCGATCGTGCGAAACGGGTGGGCGCCACCGCTCCTCATGAAGGCTCCACCGACCTACAAGAAAATTGATGGAATTTTCTACGTAAATAAGCAGTTTGAGCTCGAAGACCTCAAGGATGAGCTCAAGAAGCTACCCGGATCGATGCTCGACAAGGTGAGCTACACGCCAGAGGTTGGCCTGCCGGTCGTCATCCTCAAGCTCAAAAAGCCCAAGTTTACCTACCAGTTCTTTAAGAATGGAACCGTGATTTTCACCGGCATCAAGGACCCTGCAGACGTGGAGGTTCCAAAGGAGCTTTTCAAGCAGTTTTTCACCGAATACGATGTGTTGGCGCTTTTGGCAATGAAGATGGGTCCCAAGGGCGCGTCTCCCATCGGGAAACCCATCAAGGGTCCGGCCGCCAAGAAGGAGGCCCTGGCGAACCGGTACCCACTGGTCGCCTCGTGGAACACCAAGCCTCCCATGGGCTTTTACGTGCGTCCGGGCACGAACGGCAAGCCCCGCCTTTACAAGTGGCGCAAGATGGAGCGCAACATCACCACGCGGGAGATGCTCAATCGTGGATCCGTGAACCTCACGGGAGTCGGGCCCAAGGTTGTCAAGGCGTACAAGAATGCAGGCGTGCCCATTCCCAAGGCGACGATGTCCGCCTTTGCGATGGCGGGCCACCCGCTTCAGGTCAACGAGAATCGCAAGAGCGTGACTGGACACGCCGAGCGTCGCGCCCCCTCATGGAACGCGGCCAAGCCCGGATTCTACGTGCGCCCCGGCCCCGGCAAGCAGCCATACTGGTTCGCCGTGCCAAGGGGCCTTGCGTCCGGTCGCAAGACTGTCATAAAGGCGTACGCGAGCGCTGGCCGTAACATCCCTGCGGCGGTCCGTGACATCTTCAGCATCCCAGCCAACGTCAAGACGAACGTCATCAAGGTCGGTAACGAAGAGCTTGCGCCTGGTCTGCAGCACGTCGTGAAGATGGGCCTGAATCAGGTCCTGCGCATCAACGACCGCCAGGCGACCCGCCTGACCAAGGCGGAGCTCCTTGAAATTGCACGCAATATGAACATCGCAGCGGTGAATGCCAAGATGGCACCGGCCCGCCTCATCAGCCTTATCCAAAATAAGGCGGGCGTGTCGAACAAACTGAACCGGACGTTCGACGTGGTTGTGAACGGCACATTCTACAAGTTTGTGAACAACGGGCGCGTCGAGAAGACGACCAGCGCGGGCATCCAGACGCGCCGCGAGTGGGCAACCATCCCCGTGGCCGAGCAGAACAAGATTGCCAAGAAGCTCTTGCCTGCAAATTTGCATGCGGAATACAACGTCACCGCCAAGGCGAACCGCTTCAACACCCTCCGGGCCCACGTGGCTGGTAAAAAGCCGGTCAAGGTGCCTAGCCCTCCGCGCCCCCGCGCACCGACGCCGTCACCGAGCCCTTCGAATTCCAACGCGAATAACGCACTGGCTCGTCAGTTTGAGTACGGTCTGCGCCTCTCGCAGAATCTCACCAACCTTTATCGTAATGGAAATGAGTCGACTTTCCTCGAGTCCTATGCCAAGCTGCCCCTGGGTGTGCGCGGCAAGCCTCTCAAGGCTACCGTGAATAGGGCCTACGCGAAGTTTGTGAAGGAGCTCAAGTCGACCCGAGCCAACGAGCCGTCCAAGGCTCGGTACGTTGCACGAATTTCAGTTCCAAATTGGATGCCCGCCAACAAGGTCCAGCGTTACAAGAACTTGCTGACGAACCTAGCCTTCCAGAAGCCCAAGCCCAAGGTGGCGAATGTAAAGACGGCGATAAAGGCGTGGATCAACCGTGAAGTTCCCCAGAGCCCGGCTCGTGCTGCGCGTGACGTGGAGAATGTCATCACGGGCGAGATGAAGCGCCTTCCGGCCTACGTTCCCAAGGCGCGCAACACGCCCAATATTCCCAAGCGCACCCCACCCCCTAAAAAGAGTCCCAAGCCCAAAAAGTACAATGCGGCGAAGAGCCCACGGCTCCAGAAGGAGTATGCCCTCCCAGTAAACCGGACGAACCTAGAGAACCTGAATAATGCCCTGGCCAACATGGGCCTCCCAACCAGACCCAAGAATACGTACACGTGGGCAGGCCTTGCCCGTGCAGGCCTGGACCCCAAGTTCCGCAACGTGTGGCTCGCCAAGGTGGCGCGCAATTAGACGCACTTGAGAAGATCAAAAACCTTGTGAATAATGTTGTATAGATCTTTGTCATCCTTGAGCTCGGCGGGTTTCACAATTTCCATCTCAATTTGGTAAGTCGTGTCCTCGTCTGAGTCTGGGTCGTCAGGGGTGCCCTTGACAATAGACAAATCAATCGAGAGATTCTTTCGCACAAACGACCAACGCTCCTTGGTCTTTTGCTCGGTACTGGTCTCGTCACCGTCGTACTCAAAGGGCTCCTCCGTGGAGATGCCCAGGCGCACGTCGAACGGAGACTTTTCCAGATCAAAGTCGTCCACGAGGACCCGCTTCTTGATGTGGCCCACCTGCTCGTCCGTCTCTTCGTTGATCGTCAGGCGCTTCGAGCCCTCGAAGTAGTACATGGTCGACATCGTCTTATGGGTATCCTCCCACCCGTCGTACTTTTGCATAGCCTTGAGCACCGTATCGAACGTCTCCTTGCCCACGTTCGTATCGAACCCCTTGCCAGCCTTGCGACCGAACCGGAACTCGATCTCGGTATGCGGCCGCTGTGCGTGCTTGGTGATCAGGGGGCGCCACTTTTCGAAAAGAGGCCGAGCCATCGGTGCAGCACCTTGCGCAATTTGCATTATAGAAAAGGGTTGCTAATGTTTTAAGGCACGATGCGAGGGTTGTTGAACCTCGGCAACACGTGCTATTTTAATACTGCAATTCAATGTCTGGCCCATGTCCCGGGCCTCTCAAAACACCTTTTTCAGGCGGACCTCGAGGGCACATCCTGCCAAATCACACGTGAATACCAGAGAGTCGTCAAGAAGCTGTTTCTCAAAGGGCACACAGATCCCGTGGATCCATCTGCACTTCTGGAAGCGTTCCGGACGCGCTTCCCGCGGTTCGCACGGGGGCAGCAGGATGCCCAGGAGGTGATCCTGTTAATGATTGACGTATTCGAGTCTGCAATTGGGAAGGAACTCGTTCAGGATATATTCAATGGTGAAGATGCACAAGTGACCGTGTATCCTGGTGGGCGCTCGACCATCAAGAATCCATTCACGACCCTTGTCCTCAACGTCACCGAACCCTGTGCACTTGGGGACCTTATAAAGGCGCGGGAGGAGCCGGTCGCGGTGGGGGGGTACACTGACGACTCGGGCAAGACGCATCACGTGGCGGCGATCCAGACGCAGGTGGCGCGGTGGCCCAAGGTTCTGGGATTTACGTTCGCCATGTACGACTATAAATTTCCTATTGAAATTCCTCTCGAGTTTGAGGGGCGCCAGCTCTTTGCATGCGTGATCCATCATGGGATTCAGCGCGGGGGGCACTATGCACTCCTGGTGAGACGCTTCGACAAGTGGTATATGAAAGATGATGAATCTGTGAGTGAAATTACACAACCAGAAAAGTTCAACGCTGTGTGGTACCAGGCGTGGTACCGGACTTAAAGACAGGTCCTTCTATTAGGATATATATATGAGGGTTTTCGTCATTCATTACCCCCTCCCCTCGTAGAGAAGACATAAACTCTTGGCTCAATTTGAAGAATTTGGAATTAATTCAGAGTGGGTCGAGAACTTCAATCAGGAAGATCCATTTGTTATTTGGTTGAAAAAAATAACAAATACACCTTTGTCTCTCGGCCACCTTTCAGCCTTTGTGAAGAGGCTCTTCGTTTACAAGAAAATGATTGATGAGGACATAAAAGAGGCTATAATTTTTGAAGATGATGTGGTTCTTCACCCTGAATTCAAGGAGTTCACGGTCGGTCCAGATTGTCTCAATTACCTTCGGCTAGGTGTTGGTATTTACATAGGCCAGTTTGAATATTCATCATCTAAATTGCATAGATTGGGCAACTCTGGGGGTGGTGAAGCTGTATGGGTCAGGCAAGAGTTTGCCCGTGAGTTTTTGGATGATTTGAATTTTGATTTCACCCATGATATCGTCGAGTTCGGACATCTTCATATCACAATGTATCTCTTGCCGGTCTGTCACCAAACTTCCCTCGCTGAACCGGAGACCACTTCGTGTGAAACTTTCGATTCGGGTAGCAGATGGCAGAATTACGCCACGTCGTATGAATATTTACCCAAATGGAAGTTTTCCAATTTACTGAAATTGTACGTGGAGAAACTCATGTAGTTGGATCGCCTCGCGCAGGTTGATGCATGTGCGAAAGTAGGTGCGCCGATTATTCGAGTGGGTCTTATCTGTCCGGATCTTCTCCACGAACCAGCCGAGTTCCCCGTACCCACACTCAACTATGGTCCCGTCCCGAAGATCCATGCGTTGGTTCTGCAGATGGAGCGACGCCTCTTTGAAAAGGTCTCCCCGATCCTGTACAAAAAGCTCCTTCCCATTTTTGATTTGAAAATCCACGGTGATGCGCTCATGGGGTTTCCATTTGAACATGGTTTCATGGGTTCCCATGCGGATCGGCTCGGTCACAGGAGTCAAGACAAGTCCGTCCGTCTCGTACTCGAACGAATTTAGGTCAGGAAAGGACCTGAAGTCTTTCAGGTCCGTCATGGTCTTGACCCTGACTTCAAAGGGGGCCTGGGCCGTCTTGATGATCCCCTTGACGACCGCCCGAGCCTTTTCCAGGCGCACGTCGAGAGGCTGGTCCCGCAGGTCCTCACCCTTGATGCGCACTGCGTCGTACACCATGAACAGATTTTTGCCAGTTTTTGAAGTAACGAGCTCTCCATCGAGCAGGGTGTCCCTCGGGATCCGGATCTTTACCGTGTCGATTGAAAACGCACGATTGACCAGAACCACAAGACCGTCCTCGGTGCTCAAGAGCAGGTGGCGCACGCCATCCGTCTTTTCACATACGAGATACGGTTGTCTTTTGAGCAGCGGGAAGTGTCGCCGCTCGATGGAGACGGGCTGGGGACCCGGAAACCGGGAGGGATCCGTTGACCCCCAGACCTGTTGGACAAACAGCCGGACCTTCGTCTCGGCTGACATTTTATATGTAAATTAAGAACCTATAATCTCTAAGGCGCCAAGCTTACACCGGCCGCCTCGAGGATGTTTCCAAAGCATTCATGGACAAAGTGGCACACGACCATTGCCTCGCTCGCGACAGCAATTTTTACCCCAATCTGCTGGAGCCGTGCAAACATGATTCCCTCGTCAGCAACCGGGAGCTGGAGATTCTCCTTGCCGCCTCGAAGCTTCTTGTCAACCGGCTTGGCATCCATGAGCCACACGCGCGCAGCCGTCTTCACACAATCATAAATACCCGGAGAAATCTTCTTACCAACTTCGGTATCAAATTCGAGCCCCCGCTGGCAGGCCGGCTCCTTGGTGCCCTCGATCGTGCGCTTCGCAAACTTTTCCCAGTTGATGCCCTCCTTGACCGTCGGGAACACGAGGACGTTGTACTTGTCCATGGGCTCGAAGATCTTCTCCAGAATTTCATTATTTAGATTCGTCCCGTAATCCATGAAGAAAAGACGCTCGCCCGTCTTGATGAGCTTGGGCAGGGTCGTCTTGTCAGGCACAAAGTGAATCTCGATATGGACCCCGCGCATCATGCACGCCACGTGCACGTTCATCAGCGTGTGGAGGGTCGTCGAACTGATGGACTTGTTCCGGGTCGTACATACTACATGGAGCACCGAGACCATTAATAATAACAAGCCAATTACCTTTTAAGCCGTGAGACGATCCTCGAGCTTCCCGAAGAAGCGGATGTTTCCAACGTGGCCCAGGGTCGTCATGACGTCGGCGAAAATCTGACCGCCCATCTGCTGCCACCGACGGCAAAAGGCGTAGTCCTCGCTCAGGTACCGGCGTGAGACCGGGTCGATCATACAGTCGAAAACCGCAATGTACTCGTCGAGGTCCTTGTTCTGGTGGTCGTTCACGCACTTGAGCTCTGGATAGTGTGCGTGCATCTTGGTGAACACGTCACGCTTGATCAGCATGAAGCCCGTCGGGCCGTCCAGTACCTCGGCGAACCCGTCACGGATGGGCGTGTTTCCGTACTTGAAGTTCATCACGAGAGATGACGCCACGCGCGCCAAATCCTTTCCAGAATTGCCCGACTTGACCTGAGCCTCCGCCTGGTCCCACATCACGCACTTCTTGGGGTAGCACGCGACCGACACGTCATGATCAGCCTTGATGAGGCGAATCACTGATTCAGGGTCGAAATGAATGTCCGCGTCGATAAATAGAAAGTGAGTCGCCTGAGTGCACTTTTGATAAAAGCGCGCGACGGCCAGATTGCGGGCCCGGTGGACCAGAGACTCGTTCTCGGTCGTGTCGAGCATCATCTGGATGCCGTTGGCCGCACACGTGCGCTGCAGGCGCAACATGGACTCGGCATAGGCCTGTAGGCAAATACCACCATAGCACGGCGTCGAAACGAATAGCGTGGTCATTTAATTACAAAAGACCCGATTCCTTAACTATCGTCTCAATCTTACCGATAGTCGGCACGGAAACTTCGCAAATCTTACAAATATCAGCTTTGCTCGGTTTGTAGCCCTCCTGCGTTAGCACGTGGTATATGATGGCGCAGGCGACCGCCTTGGGTGTCCGCCCCATGAGCTCGACACACTCCTCGGCCGCCTTGCACGCCTTGACCGCCTTCATCTTGATCTTGCCCCTCACACTCTCGGGAACCCACGTGATGGCGTTGAAGAAGCGCGGGATCAGGTCCGCCGGACACGTGACGTGGACGTCCGTCTCGGGCACCTGCTCCTGGTACATCTGGAAGGTTCGGGACAGATCTCGGCTCGGGATCCCAAAGGCTTCGGCAATCTCCTGGGTCGTGCGGTTCACGCCGTGCTCACGGCACGCCTGGAAGATGCAGTTGGCTTTGATGCCGTTGCGGACGGCACCGCGAGTCAAGACGGCCGAGTTGAACGCGCGGTACTTGATCTTAGCCTGGTACATCACCACGTCAGGGAGGTTCAGCACAACCTTGCCCACGCGGTCCATCCCCTCGTATGCATGAAAAAGCGCCCGATCCCTGTGATTCATGGTGGTGTGATCGTGAATACGGGCCATGGTCGTGTACTTGTACGCCTTGCCGGTCGCCTTGATTCGGGTGCTCTGGCCCCAGGAGGCTGAAAAGTGATCCGTGTTCACGGGCGCCCCCACCCGCGACGGGTCAATCCCAGCACCCGACTCGTCAATCCCAGACCGCCACTCGGGCTCGTCAGATACGAACGACGCGTCCTGGATCCCACAGTCGATGCAGACCGGGAGATCATCTCCGGGATTGTACGACTTCCGGCCACCGCAGTGCCTACAATGATAATCCACGAATGGTATAATTACCAGCTCCTCTTCACGATGGTTCAAAGAATCGAACGCGTCCCAGCTTTGCTGAATAACACATGTCATTTCATGCTAATGAAAAGAGTGCGTGCGCTACCCTGGCCTGAAAAAAACATCTTTTTTCTTTAATGGCTGCGGTCGCTCCAGTGGTTGATCACATCAAGCGTTCTACTATCCAGGAGATTGCCTCCAAGTCCCCGTTCAACATTTTCAACATCGTGGCCCTTGTGGCGATCCTCGTGATTGGCTACTTTCTGTACCGCAAGTTTACCCAGAAGTTTGCTCGGGGTGCCATTCGTATGCCCGTCATGCCCGTCGAGATGATGCAGCAGTATGCAGCGGCGCCGGTCGAGGCGGTCGCCGAGCCGGTTCAGGAGAGCATCGAGGAGGTGGATGAGACCAAGGAGGACTAAGTCCATATGTCATCTACAACCTCCCACTTCAGGCACCGCTTAGAATCCATGTACACATCGCGCTTCAGTAGCTTCTCGAGCTTCTTCTCGGGAATTTTGGTCTCGCGCGTATAGACCTCGCGAAATCGATCCATAAATTGCTCCAGGTTCTCCATCTGATCCTTGTAGTCCTCGAACTTACCCCAGGACCCATCCATGTTCAGCTGGTGAATAAGTATATATGAATTCTCGGTCATGTACCGAGCCCGGCCACCCAGAAGCAAGAAGGTGGCCGCAGAAGCACACACGCCATCCGCAATCGTCCGGACCTTGCAGCGCTTGATGGATGCGATGCAGTCCATAGCGCTCAGTCCCGCGTGGAGATCACCGCCGTCGCTCCGGATCCAGATTCGAATTTCAGGCTTGATTTCCAAAAGGCCAATATCGAGATGCTTGTGGAGAAGTTCGATCTCGAGCTTTTTGAGTTTCATGCTGAGTTCAAGGACCGACTCCACGCAGACCTCGCAGTGGAAGAACACATCGCTTCCTTGGACCTTCACGAACTGAGGCTCTTCGATTTCGGGTTGGCACTGGCACCCAGACATTTCTTTAGAGAAGCTAGGGCTTTGGGCTTTATCTTCCGTAGAGGACTCAAGTGGTTCAGGACGTCCATGTCGTGGGAAGTCAGTCTGTACTCGACGAGAGGACCGACCTGCTCGCGTTCAGCGTAGTCCCGTAGGAGCATGAGCTCGTCTATGGTCAAGTTCTTGCCAGGGGACCTCCGCGACATTGCTTGGATTTTCTTTGCACGCATACACATATTTTGGTATTTTGTCCAGGTTGATCCTGGTTTAAGGGGTGTGGCGAGGTTGTGACCTATTTCGATCGCAGGTAATATACACCCAAATAAGTTATAAAATGGCAAGAGGTCCCAGTCGCCAGCATAAACCTTCGTCTCGAACATATCAGCTATACTAAAAAGTTCGGCCACCAAAGCAAGGTCAATGCGGTTTGGGGGGACGTCTACATAATTTGCATTCAAAATTGAACAAATATTCCCAGGCTCGGATACGGGGTGGCCTACGAAGTGGGCCGGATTGACATTCGACCCCTTGGCCACGAGACTCGTCACAAAGTCTCTTGGCCCTTGGAAGTCATCCCTGAAATCAGACTTGAAATTGAGACTTTGGAGGACCCACCTGATATCCCCACCGGCCCTATTCAGTATGGCATCTGTCGCATCGGGCGCGATGACTTTGATTTGATCAGGTGTGGGTATAGGGAATTGGTGGACCACGAATTCGAAATCAAATTTAGGGATCACATGTGAAATGATAACAAAGACGGCGCTCGTGGGGGCGCCCGTCAGTTCACGGACCCCGACCAGGTCCTGAATCGCCTCGTACTCATCGAGTATCACTGGTAAATTTGATGAACGAATTTTCTCCAGAAAATCGAGAGTCTCGTGCTTGGAGCGGAGCACGTCAGCCGTAATCTCGATGCATGGGTTCAGTTCGTGACACACGGTCCACGTTTTACCGATACCCGACTTGCCCACCACAGCCACGACGCGCCCGAGCTTCGTAAATTGGTCGTCGCTTTTTTGTTTGGGGCTCTTAGAAAAGTACCGATCCATGGCGTCGAGTGAAGCTGATATGGATGAAGAGTCCTTGTCTAAGCAGGTTCTCGGTATGATACTAGAGAACAATGCTATACGGGACACGGCGTTCCCTTACTTGACTGGTTGGATTGTTTTTAACGTCATCATCCTGATCTTGCTGATTTATATCTCAGTGAAAATTAGCTTGAAATGAGCGTCACACTGAAGCGTGCGACGAACGGCATCCATAAGTTCATGGCCATCTTCCCAGATGGTAAGGTGGTTAGGTTCGGTCGCAGAGGATTTTCGGATTACACTTTACATAAAGATCCAGAAAGGATGAAGCGCTACCTTACAAGGCATCGATCCAGGGAGAACTGGACGCGGTCCGGAAGGTACTCGGCGGGTTTTTGGTCCCGACATATTTTGTGGAGCGAGCCGAGTTTCCAGGCGGCTCTGCGCAAGACCCAAAGGGTACTTGGTCGTAAAATTATCTTCACCAAATAATAATGCCGAGTCCATATGCATGGCTGGCTGCCGCATTTGTTTCCTTCATGATGGCTGTGGCGTGCGCAATTTACTACTCTAAATACAGGGTAGAGGGCGACGACCAATCCACCGCGATCAAGGCGGCCAAGATTGGCATGTATCTGCTGTTCCCAGCGACGGTCTTATTTGTCATAGGTTTCCGGTGGGCCTCCAGTAGTCAGGCGCAGGTGGATGCTGAGACCGCAGCAGGCTTCCCACCAATTGATGATCCCAACTCACCCGAGGGGCGGCTCGAGGCGGCGCACCAGCAACTCCTCAAGGCTATGGCGACGCTCGAGACACAAAAGGCGACCCTCCAGGAGCGCGCCACGGCTATAAAAGCAACCGAGGCCACTGCGGCCAACCTTAAAGCAAAGGGTGTTATTAATTAATAGATTATGGTCCCAATTATTGGACTCGTGGGGAGATCACGGGTCGGCAAAGATACAGTTGCTGGGTTCTTTGCCGACACGCACAAGGCGCGAAAGTTGGCCCGTCCGGTCAAGGACGCTTGCAAAGCGCTCTATGGCTGGACGGACCTCGAGGTTGAAGGACCGGCCAAAGAGGATCTTGATTTGAGGTGGGGGCTCACACCCCGTGTGGCGATGGTCCACCTCACGGATGCGCTACGATCTTTTCACGGGCCTGGGTTTTTCACGCGTCAATTTTTTGACACGTGGGACGGAACCCCTATGATCGTGACCGATGTGAGATACAAGAGGGACCTCGATGAGATCCATGCAAGGGGAGGGGTGACTATTAAAATTAGTCGAGACGCGGGGCCTGGTCATGAATTTGAAGATGAAATTGATCAATTACAAACTACATATGAGATTACAAACAACGGAACCCTAGATGGTCTTCGCGGACAGATCGACCGTCTAAAATTTCGACAAGATTCTCTTAATGATAAGAGTGGCCATCGTTACCTGCAAGGCCGAAGAGGCCATGCGGGCCCGGATGCTCTTGGGAACAATGTCACCGTAGCCAGTCGTCGTCGAAGTGGTCACTGTGAAGTAAAAGAGGGCCCAGAAACGCTCTTTGCGCTCCTTCGGCAAGTTGCTAATGTCGTCATCCGTGGCCCACGAGTACAGGAATGCGGCAAAGACGAAATTCAAGGCGAGCAAAATAGCCACGAGCTTGATCATTTACATTTACTTTTGAAATTAACTCAGGTCGACCGTCTGGGACTGACCTGAAGCCTGGCAGCTCACGGCGACCGAGAGGCGCGTGAAAGCCTCGGGGGTCCGGTTCCCATCGTAGTTCATGGTGCAGCCGGGTGCGATGCCGATCGATCCCGCCTCGGCGAACGCATCCTGGTTCGCGCCCAGGTACGCAAAGGTCCAGCCCTCCTTGGTCTTCTGCTCGATGAGGTCCTTGATGTGCGCCTTGGTGAACTTGTGGCTTGCATTCTCGAGGCCGTCCGTCAAAATGACAACCGACGGGTTCGAGGTTCCCTTCCACTCCTTGACGAGGCGGCCGATCGCATCCATGAGAGCAGTTGACCCGCGGGGCTTGTACGTCTCGCGGGTCAGGGGTGTGACGTCATTGATCTCGGTACGCTCACACGTCACGCGATACTCGTGGTCGAACTGGATCAGGGTCAGGGTCCCACCAGTAGCCTTCTGGTCAGCCAGGAACGAGTTGAAACCACCGATTGTGTCGTCCCAGCAGGACTCCATGGATCCGGAAACATCGAGCAGGAAGACCCGGTCCATTCTTACTTGTTGTTGGGGCGTCTGGCTTTAACTCGGCGCACGTGCTTTGCTCGTGATACTGAGCTCAGTCGGTGCGAGTTTGGCGTGCGCATGACATTATTTTTGTTCTCAAGGGCCCCTTTGAGAGCCTGTTCGAGTAGGGCCAAATGTCGCACCATTTTGTTATTACCGTACCCACGTGGACCATATGCTGGAGATGGCGTCATTTATTTCAGCTTAGAAATAAAATCTCAATAAGACCTAGAAGTCTTGCTTCTGATGGTCGGGGTTGGAGTTCTCACCGAACTCCTTCTCTCACATAAACCTGAAGATACCTTTTACGTTTACGAACTGGGCATTCTACAACGGGCGTACAAAGAATGGCTGCGGGTATTCCCGACCATCCAGCCATTCGTCGCCGTCAAAGCAGGTCCGGACCCAAGGTTCATAAAGGTCCTTGCAGACCTGGGTTCTTCGTTCGACTGCGCAAGTCCCGCCGAGATTGATCTCGTGTTAGGAATGGGCGTCGAGCAAGAACGGATCATCTACGCGAATCCGTGCAAACGCCGACAGGAGATTGCACGTGCGAAAAACTTAAATATCAAGTTGACCACGTTCGATTCAGTATGTGAATTGGAAAAGTTGGCCGAGGGTGGGTGGAGCGACGTCGTCATTCGAATCAGATCTGACGATCCCGGGGCGCGGTGTTGCCTGGGCACAAAATATGGAGCAGAACTCGAAGATTGGGCAGAACTGTTTACAACTTCAAAAAAACTTGGTTTAAATGTCGTTGGTGTTTCATTTCACGTTGGATCGTTTGCATCATCGGCCGATGCGTTCGTATCGGCAATTTCCAAGGCGCGCGCAGCAGTTGAAATGTCGTGGAACTACGGTTTCAAGCCGACGCTCATCGATATTGGCGGTGGGTTTTCATCAACAGAAATTTTCGATCTCGGTCCTATTCCTGAAATAATCAACAACGGATTAGCTCTATATTTTCCAGAAACAACGTATGAATATATAGCAGAACCAGGCCGTTATTTTTTCGAACACGTTGCAACGCTGGTGACGCCGGTCACTGGCATGAAAGGGAACGGCGTCACAATTTCAGAGTCTCTGTATGGAGCTTTCAATTGTGTTCTTTTTGATCATGCACAACCCATGCCAAGCAATTTTATAATGAAACATCAAGGACGTCTTGTTGACCGAATGCTTTTCGGAAACACATGTGACGGTGGAGACTGTATTTCAAAGAATATCAAACTTCCCGAGAATCTCGAGGTGGACGATTGGATAGTATGGCCACGTATGGGAGCATACACGTTCGCCGCAACTACCACATTCAACGGATTCAAGTATAATGAACGTTACGGTATTTATATGTGAAATTTCCATACAAATCCTCCCGCCGTTTTTAATTTTCCATTACAGCATTTACTAATAGAAGATGAGGGTACACCACCTTTAGTCGCATGTTTTGTACTTGCGTATGTTTCTATAAATTCACCATCTAATGTGAATTTGTCTATTTTCTTGAATTTTTTTAAAATAGTATCGATTGTTTGTCGCTTTCCCTTATTCATTTCACTCAAATGTTTTTTTTCATCATCTGTATATTTTCTACCAAAAAATGGATGTAATGATCCTTTGCGCGATTCTGATATTTTTCTACGAGTTTCTATACTAACAATTTTTCTTTTGTTTCCACCTGCCTCGATATTATAACCATGTGGTGTTAGTGTGTTTCTAGTAGAAATTTCGAGAATTTCACTGGAATCTAGTTCTTCTCTCCATCCCGGTCTTTCGGGTATTTCACATATAGTTGAAAACTCAAAGTTACTAATATCGTGTTTATCAAAAGCTCCTTTTAAACATCCGGTGGGGCGCCGTTTATGCTCGGCCCATCTGATATTGACTTTTTCACACTTGGTCTGCCCTATATAAGCTTTCCCATTAACCTTATTTGTGATCATATAAATCCATCCCATACTAACATAAGCTGATATTTTTTTTATACCAAGTGTACTCTTTGACCATGCCGAACCTGTGCCCGGATTTTTCATAGATCAATTTGGAAACGAAATTGAAAGTCACCAGGTTCCTAGACTTTTGTTCGGGTCGACATAATTTCAAAACAAATTTCACTTCCAGAGACCCTGACCGAGGGAGACTGGATCGTGTGGCCGCGCATGGGGGCCTACACGTCGGCGGCCACGACCCGGTTCAACGGGATTCCGTTCAACGAGCGGGACATAAAGTTCACAGACGTCTAATCTACAATGGAAGTTGACGAGCTCAAGGGTTTAGTGATTTTCATAGGAATTGTAGGCGCGTACACGTTCGTACTTCTGGGGTGCCTAGAGAGGCGTCTCAAGAAGGTGGCTGCAGTTATAGATGACGCAAAGTATGTAAATTAATGAACACATCACCCAATGTGATGTAGGACAAATGCCAAAAATCCTATAATAGTGTCCAGAAGCAGAACCTTCCACGCGTGCTCCTCGACACCCATGAAAGCCAGTACCGCAAACAAGCCGTACATAAAGGCGTGGACTGGACGGAGGTCGTTCCACCAGATGACCTGACCACCCACTTCGATCCCCGTCTTGCGCCAGCCATTGATGTAAATCAGTGTGAATCCAACTGAAATGGCTAGAGCAAGGAGTCCGAGCCACGGGAGGAGCGCTGGGAACCGATACGCGGCGTACGTCAAACCGAGACGGGCTCCCATACACCCGATAAGGAACATCAACATCCGCTTGAGCTCCATAGTACTGTAGACGTGGAAATTATATAGAGCCAGGGAACCCTTGAACATTAAATGATCAGCCCTGCTCTTTGCAAGGTGTGCCTGTACTACAACCCCGGTGACAAGACGTGCGGACGATCAGTCGTTGCCGCCGCTCCCGGAAAGCTCTATCACGACTACGCAAAGATTGTGCGCTACGACAAGAAGCGATGCGGGCCCAGGGGCAAGTGGTTCGACCCGTTGATGGGACCGGATGGCCTCTCAAAGACGCCCGCCGATGAGCTCTTCGAGTCGTTTGATATGTAGGTTACGCCATGCGCATAGAATCCAGCAACACATGGTGTACTTCGAGTTCACTTAAAAATACTATTGTGGAGCGCCTCACGGTACGCCACCACTAGCTCATCGTGCTCTCCGTTCATACCCTTGAACCGAAAGCTTGAATCTAAATTCTCAAGGATAGCGCGATCCTGCTCGACGATCGCCTTGCCCATGAGCACAAAGAGTGACGACGGAACACCAAAGTTTTGGCTGAAGCCCACAAACATCTTGGTCGTGAATTCATCAATCGGGCACAGTGTGACGTACGTC